TCATTCTTCGCATATGTTGATGATTTAACTTTAAATCCTGTAACAACTACAACAACAATTCCATTTACACCGACACCAACACCGTCGGCAGTTAATCCATGTGCAACTGCAACACCGATGACATCACCAACACCTACACCAACTGCGGTTAATACGAATTGTTATACAGGTACAATTAATGGATCAATCTATTATTATACAGGTACATCATTCACTGAATTTGACGAATTAGTTGTTGGAACGTTAAGATCAAGAGGTATTGCAACATACGCTGATTCAACAAATCCTGTATTTGAAGTAACAAATATTAATAACGTAACTTTAAATATGGTAAATCAATACTCAGGTGTTCTTAAAAATCCATATCTACCATTTGTTGTTAACGTAACAAATGATGACGGAACTTTATTTTCATTTGAAACATCATTTGCAACTTCAGATTCTCAATACATTTCTAAAGTATTTGGATCAACTAACTTCCAAAAACCAAGAAAGAATGTTCCTTTGTTCTTAGAAGAAAGATTCCAAGCATTGTTAAACTACGGATGGAACAAAGGTTTCATTAGAGGATTAAGTCCTGAATTAATTGCTTTGGATTCGGCTCAAAGTGGACAACAAGATAGTATTGGATGGTACTTAGATAGATACCAATCTCCAAATACCCCATGGATCGTTTCCGAATTAAGAGGTACAAAAGTATTCAACTTATTTAGATTCTATTCTATTTCTGATGGAAATTCAGCTAACTCTGAAATTAAAGTGTCACTTATTAATATGTCATTCTCCAATGGAACGTTTGATGTTATAGTAAGAGACTTTTACGATTCAGATGCTAACCCTACAGTTTTAGAGAAATTTACAAATTGTAGTATGGATCCAAGTCAAAATAATTTCATCGGTAAAAAAATAGGTTCATTAGACGGAGAATACGCATTGAACTCTAAATTTGTAATGGTTGAAATGAATGAAGATGCACCTGTTGATTCATTACCTTGTGGTTTTGACGGATATACGTTCAGAGAATATGATGGTGTTACACCTCCATTCCCTGTATACAAAACTAAATACGACTTCCCAGGTGAAGTTATTTATAACCCACCATTCGGTTTCACAAATGGTACTGATGACGCTAGTAGATCAAATGGAGATAACGTTAGAAGAACTTATTTAGGTTTCTCTAATAACATCGGATTTGACCCTGACTTCTTCCAATATAAAGGAAAACGTGCACCACTTGATTTATGTAATGTTGATGGTGTTGAATGGAGTTACCAAACAAGAGGATTCCACATGGATAAAGATGCTAGTGTTATTGTAATAGGACCTGAATTTGCGACAAGTGGAACACCTAAATATTATGTTGGTGATGCTACATTCCAACAAGAACCTACAAGTGAAACAAGTCCATACTACAGAATTTACTCAAGAAAATTCACAACAATGTTCTATGGTGGTTTTGACGGATGGGATATCTATAGAGAATATAGAACAAACGGAGACAGATATGTTCTTGGTAGAGTAGGATTCTTGAACGGGGCTTGTCCTTCACCAAGATACCCAACTGCAACAGGATGGGGAGCATTTAAACAAGTATCAATCGGTGACGGAACTCAAAGTTTTGCAAATACTGACTACTACGCTTACTTATTAGGAGTTCAAACATTCTCTAACCCTGAAGCGGTAAACATTAATGTATTTGTATCTCCAGGTATTGATTATGTAAACAATAGTGACTTAGTTGAGGCAACAATCGACATGATTGAAAACGACAGAGCTGACTCATTGTATATTGCGACAACACCTGACTACAATATGTTCTTACCTACAACTACAGGTGGTGATGGATTGATCTACCCACAAGAAGCGGTAGACAACTTAGAACAAACAGGAATTGACTCTAACTACACGGCTACTTATTACCCTTGGGTATTAACTCGTGATAGTGTGAACAATACTCAAATCTATATCCCAGCAACGGCTGAGGTGACAAGAAACTTGGCATTAACCGACAACATTGCATTCCCTTGGTTCGCAGCGGCAGGTTACACAAGAGGTATTGTAAACTCAATTAAAGCACGTAAGAAGTTGACTCAAGAAGATAGAGATACTCTTTACCAAGGAAGAATCAACCCAATCGCAACCTTCTCTGATGTCGGTACAGTAATTTGGGGTAACAAAACTCTTCAAGTTAGAGAATCAGCACTTGATAGAATCAACGTAAGAAGATTATTGTTACAAGCTCGTAAATTGATTTCTGCAGTTTCTGTGAGATTGTTATTCGATCAAAACGACGAACAAGTAAGACAAGACTTCTTAAATGCGGTTAATCCGATCTTAGATGCGATCAGAAGAGATAGAGGTTTATACGACTTTAGAGTTACGGTTTCAAGTGACACTGAAGACTTAGATAGAAATCAAATGGTAGGTAAAATCTATATCAAACCAACTCGTTCTTTAGAGTTTATTGATATAACATTCTACATCACTCCAACAGGAGCATCGTTTGACAATATTTAATCAGACAAATAATTTAAAGGAAAAGGGGAATTCGTTCCCCTTTTTTTATTTTCCTAATATTTATTAATGTATGAAAAATTATCACAAACATATAGTTAAACAAATAATTAACGAAATCATTGAAGAAAGACAAACTCCGGTAATGAAATATTATGCGTTTGATTGGGATGATAATCTAATGTTTATGCCAACAAAAATTTATCTTAAAGATGATAAAGGTAAAAGTGTTGGAATGTCGACAGAAGATTTTGCGGAATATAGAACTGACATTGGTAAAGAACCCTTTAAATATGAAGGACATACCATAGTATCATTTGATGAAGAACCTTTCAGAGACTTCGGGGTATTAGGTGACAAACAATTTTTAAAAGACGCAATGACGGCACCAATAGGACCGGCATGGAGTGATTTTGTGGAAGCCGTTAATAATGGGTCAATATTTGCAATTGTCACCGCTAGAGGTCACACACCTTCAATGATTAAAGAGGGGGTATATAAGTTGATCAAACAAAATAAACATGGGTTAGACTCAACTCAATTAGCAAAAAATCTTTTAAAGTATCGAGATTTAGCCGATGAGGAAAAATTATCTAAAGATCAATTAATACGATCTTACTTAGATATGTGTCGTTTCCATCCTGTGTCTTTTGGTGAAGGTTCGGCAACTAACCCTGAACAAGGAAAAATAAATGCAATGGAGGAATTTGTGAGTTATGTAAGAAAACTATCTCATTCATTACAAGAAAAGGCATTTATGAAAAACAAGATTAGTAATTACTTTACACCATTTATTGGATTTTCAGATGATGATGTAAGAAATGTAGAAACTATGAAGAAACATTTTGATAAAAAAGAAGATAATATATTAAAGACCTATTTAACTGCAGGAGGAGAAAAGAAATTATATTAACTAGTTTGTCTGGTCTAGTATAAGAATATGTTCAAAAAAAATGGAAGTAAATAGAAAAATTTTATTATCGTGATATTTATAATAAAAACTAAAATAAACTTAAAACTAAAATAAATAATTATGGCTGATTTGTTAATGAAAATGCCTATTCCTTACGAACCTAAACGTGAAAACCGTTGGATACTAAGGTTCCCATCATCACTTGGTATTAATGAGTGGTATGTGGAAAGTACTTCGAGACCTAAATTAAAGATCGCTTCAGTGAATATTCCTTTCTTGAATACTGAAACATACGTTGCGGGTAGATTCAACTGGGAAGAAATTTCAGTTAAGTTTAGAGATCCAATCGGACCTTCAGCGTCTCAAGCGGTTATGGAATGGATTCGTCTATGTGCGGAGTCTGTAACAGGTCGTATGGGTTATGCGGCAGGATACAAGAAAAATGTGGATTTGGAAATGTTAGACCCAACAGGAGTTGTTGTTGAGAAATGGATTTTAGAAGGAGCTTGGTTAACAGGATATGATGGTGGTTCATTATCATATGACTCTGATAAGATCGCAGGGATCACTTCAAGTATTCGTATGGATCGTTGTATTTTAGTATACTAAAAAAATTTACTTTTAATATTAACCGTGTACATTTATGGTGTATACGGTTTTTTGTGCGATAATAAATTAAAAAAAAATATAAAAAAATGGATCAAGATACGGCTGCTCATGGGCAAATGGATTTTAACTTACCACATGACGTGGTAACACTACCTTCAGGTGGTTTATTCTATAAATCAAAAAAGAAAAGCGTTAAGGTTGGTTACTTAACTGCGAGTGATGAAAATATTTTAGTTAATATTGATTCTCGTAAATCAATTAATGAAAGTGTTGTTTTACCTTTATTAAGGAATAAACTTTATGAAAGAGATCTTAGACCTGAAGAATTATTAGAAAGTGATATTGAGGCAATCCTTTTATTTTTACGTAATACATCTTTTGGTCCTGAGTACAGAATCGCAACGGTTGACCCAATTAACGGACAATCATTTGAAACATCTATAATGTTAGATGAGTTAAATCTAACAAAACCTAAAGTTCAACCTGATGAAGATGGAACATTTACGGTTAAATTACCACAATCAAAGTCG